GGGTGATGCCGACGATCGTCGCCGAGGTGCCGCTGAGGCCGATGATGTTCGACTCGAGGTCGGCGTCCATGTGCAGGCGCACGGTCGTGTCGATGACCGTCGAGACGTGGCTGAGAGCGATGTGCAGTTTCCGGTCGAGGATGCGGTCGTCGGGGAAGCTCTGGTACCACGTCGGATCGAACGGCGGTGTCGCTGGCGAGCCGTAGAGCGTCGGCGTCGTCTCGATCCGGAACTGGTTGCCGCCACTGTGGTGGCACTCGGTGTGGTCGTAGCCCTCCTGGATGATCTCAAGCCAGGAGTTGGGATGCGTGATCGCTCCAACACTCGTGCGCTTGTAGAGCACGCCGTGGTCGGCACCATCGACCAGCGAAGCCTTGATGTCCGGCGAGCGGAACAGGGTCACGTCGCCGCCGGCGGCGCTCACGTCGTCGGTCACGCTGTAGCTGCTGAGCTGGTTCTGCGTGGTCGGCTCGTTCGATGTCAGGTCCCAGAGCACGATGTCGAAGTCGCGCGCGTTGCCGCTCGCCCAGTGGTTCCAGGTGAGGATGTTCACCGACGTAATGTGGTCCCAGTTGGCCGCCACGTAGCGGAACAGGCCGGCGCGGTAGCCCAGGGTGAACGCCGTCTGCATCTGGGAGTCGGTGATGTGCCCCGGATTCACCGGCACGATCGTGCAGCTGCGGTTGTTGGCCGATGGCGCCTGGATGACCGTCACGCCGAGGTCGGCAAACGTCGCGATCGAAGCGGAAGCGAACGTGCCGCCGTCCGTGCGCTCGAGCACGAGGCGGAAGCCGAGGTAGGCGTCAGGATCGGTCTGGCTGTCCCAGTAGGCGAAGAAGTCGGCCGAGCCCGCATCGAACCGGTCGAACGTGATGGTCATCGCGAACGTCGGACCGACGATCTGATCCGTGCTGATCGGCAACGCGGCGGACGACGTGGCACCGTGCTTCGTGAACAGGTGTGCAGTCTGGAAGGCGGGCGAAGAGAACACACTGCCAGTCCCTTCCGTGCGCACGTGCGTGTTGGCTGCCAGCGTGAACGGATCAGGGACGATCGCAACCGCGCTCGAGGACATCGCAGCAAGGCGCAGGCGCGCCTTGGTCGAGATGCTGTTCATTCGCACCGAGGCGTGGAACACCACCTTGCGCACGGCGCTGTAGCGCGCGGGAGCCAACGGGATGATGGTCGGCAGATCGCCTGACGCGAACGCGGTGGCGTTCTTTCCGGTGAGGTTGTAGTCCGAGACCGAGGGCACCCCCGTCGGCGCCATCGTGGACATCTCGAACTGCTTGGGGAACCGGATGCCGAGAACCACTAGATCGACCCTCCGCTGACCGCGAGGATCGCGGCGTTCAGGTTGCAGCCAATGGCGCTGACCTGGCCGAGGTCCAGGTCCTGTGCCGGCAGCAACGTCGCGCCGGCGATGGCCTGCAACGCCCCACCGATGGGCACGACCTCGATGAAGGGCACGAACTGCGGCGTCGGCTGGAACGCGCGCCGGTAGCCGAGCGTGAAGAAGCCGCCGGGCGACGCGCGACTGCCGGCGACGTCGATCTGCCCGAGCGCCTGCCGCTGGCGCGCGGCCGTCACGTGGAAGAGTCGCGCCAGGTAGGCGCCGCCATCGGTGAACTCGAGGTCGGCCTGCAGGTAGGCGCCCGTCAGCAGGTCGCCGCTGCCCTTGATCGCGATGCTCACCACTTGCCGCCCGAACGCGCCCGGCGTGAGCTCGTACTCGACCTGCACCTCGTAGGCCTTCGCCGAGGCGTCCTTGAACCAGCGCAGGTAGCTGGCGGCATCGAACGGCGTCGTGCTCGATCCCGAGATCCGCAGCAGCACGTCACCGGTGGCGGTGTAGAGCGCCGTATTGCGCCAGCTGAGCTCGCTGAGCGTCGTCGAGAAGTTGTCGGTCGGGTACGAGTCGTCTGGTGTGCCCGGCAAGACCACGCCCGGGTGCCGGATCGCGATGCCGTCATCGCTGGCCACGAGCAGCCACTCGTTGCCGCAGATGTCGGTGTAGGTGTGTAGGCCGCACACCACGGTGCCGAAGCGTTCGTTGAGCGCGCGAACGAAGCCCTTGCGCTTCTCGAGCAGGTCCTTCCGGTTGACCTGCACGTTGATCGACTCCTGCTCGAGCAGCGCACGACCGTCGTCGATCTTGCCGCTCTTGACGTCGATGCCCGACCACGCCTGGCCGGGCTTCCGCAACGGGAATGCTTGCCACTTGGTCATAGCCAGCCGAACCCAGCGAGTTGCGAATAGCGAGTGAGCGGGATCTCGGCGCGCCGATTCCGCACGTCGGCGATCGAGCGCGCCACGTCGGGCGCGTTGTTGTCGCCGCGGTACTGCTCGCGGCAGAGGTCGGCGAGCTTCGCCTCGAACGTCTTGCCGGTAGCGCTGGTGTTGTCCGGATCGGTGTCCAGGATCATCGCGTGCGCGGCGGCGCCCCAGACCAGCACGTCGATGTGCTCCTGCGGGATGTAAGGGATCTGCCGGTCGGGCGCCGACGGGCGCACACGACGCGCGAAGTACTCGACGACGATGTAGGGGTCGGCGTCGAGGCTGATCTCCTGCTGCAGCGTCTTGCTCGGCAGCTGGGTCGCCACCACTGGCGTCGGGAACAGAAGGATCTCCTTCCGGTTGTTCACCGACTGCGACTTCTCCATGTAGATGCGCGGCGGGCCGCCGGAGCCCGACACCGAGCCTGTGCGCTGCCGGAACAGCCACATGGGCGTCTTCTCGAGCGGCGGCCCCGAGAAGTTGCCCGGCCGGATCAGGTCGATCTGGCCGCAGTCCTCCGGCAGCTCGTAGTTGGCAATGCCGGGGCGCAGGTAGATCACCGAATCGCGGCGCGTCCAGCTCCAGAAGCCGGTCTTGCGCAGGATGTGCGCCTCGGCGTCGAGCACGAACTGCAGGTAGGTGTCGAGCTTCGTCTGTCCCGCGGTCGTGGAGCCGTACTTCGCGTCGCCATTCTTCTCCACCAGCACGATGGTGCGATCGACCACGCGCGCGTAGGTGAAGCGGTTGTCCGGCGACTCGGTGACCGGCTGTGCGAACTCCTTGATCGTCTGCGTCGAGAACAGGCCGCAGCGCATGCGCGGCAGGCCCGTGAGGTCGTAAGGGCTCGTGCCGGCCGGCTGCACCGGGTCGATCGCCGACAGGAAGTCGAAGCCCGGCCGGCCCACCACGCCCCACAGCGGATCACGCTTGTCCGTGAACGACAGGATCGGCTCGTTGAGGTGCCGGTCGTTCAGGTAGGCGTCGAGGATGACCATGTTGTCGGCGCGCCGGATGCGCAACCGCATGTCCTGCCAGAACCCCTCGTACGGGAACGGTTGCGGCCACGGCGTGCTCTGGTTCGCCTGCTGCTGCGCCGTCCACGCCGGATCCACGTTCAGGTCCGGCGCCTGCAGTGTGATGCTGGCGAGCACGGTGGCGCCATCGACCTCGGTGGACGTCGGTCGCGGCAGCGCGAGCGCACGCAGCGTCGGCTGGAACTTCACCAGCTTGATGATCGGCGCGCTGCCGTCGAGTGGGCACGTCACCCGCAAACCGTAGCCCTGGTCGTAGCAGTGCGGATCCTCGTGCCCGCCGAGGTCCACCAGCAACGGGTCCTTCGACATGCGCGCGAGCAGCGTGAACGAGGGATCGCTGTCGGCCGGGATCGGCGCCTGGCCGGTCACCGGGAACAGGTCGCGCGCCCAGACGCCGCGGATTACCTGGTCCGGGCTGTCCAGGTCTTCGGCGACGTAGAGGACCTGGGTCTTCGCCTTCGACGGCAGGTAGAGGTCCGGCGAGGTGCCCGACAGGCCGACGGGGATCACCGCCTCGTCAGAGATCGACACGAGGCCGCACGGCACGTCGTAGTTGGCGCCGATGTCGCCATCGGCGCGATCGAACTTGTCCTCCCAGGTTGAGGTCATGGGGTCACGCTGCCAGCAGGCTCATGTAGTCGATGAAGCAGGATCGCGCCGTGCCAGTGCCGTTGTTCTTGAGCGCGCGCGCGCCGGTGGCGACCTGGTGGCCGAAGCCGGCCGGGTCGGTCGGCACGTTCTGTGAGGTCTGGTGCACCTGCACGCCGTCGATGAAGAAGGTCACGACGCCCGCGGTCGTGCATTCGATCCGGAAGACGTGCATGTCGTTCGGGTCGAAGTCCACCGTGGTAACGTGCTTCGTGGTGTTGGTGGGGTTGGTCGGATCGGCGTCGCTGTCCTTGGCCGTGATGCAGGCCCACTTCGTGCCGTCCACAGCGCGGTGATAGCGGAAGTAGGCGCAGTTGACGGCGTTCAGGGTCGAGAGCAGGAAGTTGCTGCCGAAGCCGACGATGATCGAGTACTCCTGCGCGCCGGTACTGGTGGATCCAGTCACGCGCGCCTCGAAGGCGAAGGCGCGGGTGCCGAGCGTCAGCGATGACACGGCGGTGGACAGACCACTCATGCCGGCCGCGTTTGCGGTGCCGGTGCCGATCGACGCCACGCCGACGGCCTTGGTGATGTGGTCCACGAACGCCGTCGAGTCCACCAGCGATCCACCGTTGGCGACGGTGTTCGAGTAGGGGCTCATGTTTCCGGCGAGCGTGTTGTGGAAGTCCTGGAACATCAGTCGGGAGCCGTTGCTGCCGACCGCTTGCTGGGCGGCGGTGGCGAGTCCGGCGACACCGCCTGCGGGGAAGCCCTCGATGAAGGCTGGGAACCGGCGCTTGCTCTGCGTGTAGCCGAACGCCTTGATGCCTACGACCTGGCCTGGCATGGGATCACCTGGTCACTTTCCACGCCTTGTGGCGCGATCGGTTCTTCGGGTCTTTCCAGTAGTGCTTGTCGCCGGTCTGTCGGATCTTGCCGTGGTAGAGCTCGGTCGGCACCGACATCTCCATCCGTTGCGCGCCGCGGTTGCCGCCGGCTGCCTCGGCAACCTCGCGCTTCTTCTGCACGTCGCGCGCGTAGGCGCGCTCGCGTCGGCGAGCCTCGCTCTTGCTGATGCCTATGCCGAGGTTCGGCGCGGTGCGCTTCGTCTCCGGTACCTCGTCGTGGTCCTTGCAGGCCTGCGTGTTGACCTGCAGCGTGGCCCAGTCGGCGCCGAAGTTGCGCTGCATCGGGCGACCACACTTCGCGCAGTGCGGCGCGCTCTCGCACTCGGACACGGGCAGCGTCAGCTGCACCGTCTTCCGGCACGTCGCACAGTCGAAGGAGTAGATCATCGCCTCAGTCCCTTGGCGTAGCGCACACGGCGCGGGTCTCGGCAGCGCCGTCAACCACCCTTGCTCGTGAAGACCTTGGTCTCGGTATGCCGGCACAGCGGGCCTGTGCAGGTGATGGTCAGCACCTTCGGGTCGCGTTTCACGACCGCTGGTGCGCCACACTTGCGACAGACCCGCTGCACCATCGGACTGCTACGGGCAGCCGGCGACGCCGGTGCACAAGTTGCTGATGAAGCCGATCGCGTTGGGCGCGAGGAACTCCATCGTCAGCTCGAGCTCGATCATGCCCTTCGTGCTCGAGCCGACCTTCGCCAGCTCGACGGCCAGGACCGGGCGCAGCACGGCGACGCGGCACTTGTTCGACTCGGCGAACGAGGCAACATCGTCGGGCTGGTAGCGGTGCAGGAACACCTCGAGCGTGCCGAAGTCGGACTGGTAGAAGTCCACCGTGTTGATGACGGTGCGCTCGGCGACGTTGATGTTGTAGCGGACCTGGCTGTTCGGGTTCAGCACGAGGTTGCTGAGGGACCGCTTCTGCAGGGCACCCACCCAGCAGGTGTCGGTCATCGCGCCCTTGTTCCACATCGCCTCGAGGTGTGCGTTGAGGATGCACTCGTCGATGCAGTTGACCGGGCTCGAGCCCGTGGCCTCGGTGACCGTGCCCATCTCGTCCGCCGTGAGGCCGAGAGTAGTGACGCAGGTCGGATCCTGGGCCGCAGCGAACGCCAGGAAGCCGTCCATCTTGCGAGGAAGGACGCCGCCCTGGTTGCCCTGCACGGTCTGGAACTGGCGCTGGCTGTGGACGATGGCGAACTCCGTGAAGCGCGCGAGCTCCATGGTCGCCTTCCGCATCTGGTAGACGTACTCGTCCCGGATGCCGGCGGTGTTGACGTCTCGCTGCGTGTCGGAGACGTCGAAGGTCCGACGCAGGATGTGCGTCAGATTGCAGAGCCGCTTGCGCGGCACCAGCGGCGAGAAGGTGGCGTCGCTGCCTTCGGGCACGGCCTGCACGTCGGCGTTGCCAACGTTCGGGTCGCCGAAGGGGGCGAGGATGTCCACCAACCACTCGTGCGTGGTGTTGGAGGCTGGAACCTTCTCGAACCCGGACAGCATGAGCGTGTCCATGGGCGAGATGTTCGTGATGATCTCCAGCAGATCTTCACGGTTGCCGCGTTCGACATCGAACGTGGACAGAATCGAAAGGTCACCGACGAAGGTCATTGAGGGCTCGTGGTCGTTGGGGACCTACGGGCCCTCCGCCGCTGACTAGCGAGGGCGCTGTCCCGGTAGTGCGCCCCGCAACTTCGAGCGGATCAGGTTGTCGAAGGCCGGGCCGACGTGACGTCGATCCGCGGCCTTCGTCGAGCGGGCGAGCTGGTAGGCCCGTTGCCGGTCCTCCTCGATCTCCTGCTCGGGACTGGTCTGCTGTGAAGGTGAAGGCACGTACCGCGGGGCCGCGTTGCCCGGTGCTGGATTCGCGATCGGAGGAACCGCAGGAGCACGGGCCTTGGCGATCATCAGCTCATCGGGTTCCGCGACTGCGCGGAACGCCTGCTCGATCGAGCAGTTCGGGTTGCTCTCGCGGAACACGTCGATCAGCTGATCGTGGACCTGCGGGTTGTAGCCCTGGTACTTCTCCGAGAGCTTCGCCCGGTCCGCTTGCGCGTTCCGAGCTTGCACCCCGTTGAGCACCGGAGCGATCCGACCCATCAGGCGCTGCTCGAGCTGGTTGAACCCCTCCTGGATCTGGACATCGCGTGCGACTTGCGCGCGCGTTTCCGGGTCCAGGTGGTCGAGGTTCTGCTGCACCATCTGTTGCCAGCGTGCCTCCGCGGCCTCGGCTCGCTGCACAGCTTCGGCGGCCGCCTGTTCGGCTTGCCGCTGCTTCGCGAGTGTGGCCTGGAGCTCCTGATCCTTCTGACGAAGCGTTTGCGAGAGCTCACCGAACCGACGTTGAGCGTTCGGAGTGAGCTGCGGATCCCCTTGCGGCTCCGGCTGTGCTGGCGGTTGTCCGTTGGGAGAAGCCTGGTGCTCGTCGGGAGGGGCGTCAGACTGCGGATTCGTCGCCGCCCGTAGCTGCGCAGCTGCAGCGCGTTGGCGTTCGATGATCTGTCTGGCGTAGCTCCCCTCCGGAGGCAGGGGCTTCTCGGGCTGACCGTCTGCACCGACCGGCACGCTTCGCGGTTGGATTGGCTGACCCGTCTTCGAGTCCTTCATTCCAGCCTTGAGAGCGAGTGCCGCGCGATCGGACCGTGCGTTGAAGTGAGAGGTAGGTGTGGTCACGTTCTTGGCGCGGTGCACGACGTCCGCTTGGGTTCAGTGCCAGATCCGGTGCGCGACCCCCGGTAACAGCGCGAAGTGGATTGGCCGATACACAGCCTCGGCCAGCGGGCGGCTGTCAGTACGTGCCGGCGGGCGTGCCGGATTCCCCACCGTTGCCGGGGCCGTAGCCCACGACGTCGCCGCCGAGGCCGGTCTCCACCTCCTTGTAGAGGTAGTTCGGGCCGCCGGCCGCGTTGTGCGGCGAACGGGTCTTGGTGGTGAACGCCTCCATGGTGGCGCTGCGGCCTTCGCCGCGGTTGAGAGGGACGCCACGCTGGCCTGTCTTGGCCTGTGCGGCGCCGATGCCTTCGTTCGTCGGGTGACCGGTCATGAGAGGAACTCCGCTTTCTTGGGATCGGTGAGCTTGTCCAGGTGATCTTCCATCGCCTTCAACGAGACCGCAAGCCTGTCGCGGGTCGCTGACTCGTTGCGCATCAGGGTCAGGATGTCGTCGAGCGCCTTCCCCTGGCCGATCAGGATGGACGCCTCGCGGTCGGACTTGCTGGCCAACAGCTTGCCCACCGTCGCGCTGCGCAGCTCCTGGACCTCGGCCACGAAGACGCGGTAGTGCTCGGTGCGGCCGAGACCCAGCAGCGCGTCGGAGAGCGCGATCGTGCGGCGCACGACGTCGATCTTCCCCCGCAACTGCTCGATCGCCGCTTGCTCGAGCTGCGGGATGTTGGGGAAGGCCCCGGCCAGCTCGGGCGGGATGTCGGACGGCGGCATCGTTCCAGGTGTCACGTGGCTCCTTCGTTGGGAGCACCACTCATACCGCTCGACTTCGCTTCCTGGAACGGTCCGCCGCCTTCGTCGCCCTTGCCGCCACCGGTGCGGCGCGTCTTCGGGCTGCCTGGCTCCTGACCAGGCTGTGCGGCGCTCGGTTGCTGCGCGGCGCCGCCGCCACCTTCGCCGGCGAGACCCAGCATCGACTGCTGCTGTGCCTGCTCCATGAGCATCTTCTCCTGGAGCTCCTGCACCAGCATCAGCTTCCGGTAGTGGTCGGCGATGTGCGCGCGCGCCTTCGCCGCGGTGCCCGGGTCGCTCTTCTCGAGCTCAGCGAACCGCTCGGCGCCGATCTGCTCCTCGTGCGACAGGATGTGCCGCATGTCGTTGTCGTCCGGCCGGCGCGGCGGCACGGAGCCGTGGTACCACAGCTCCTCCTCTTCCATCGCCGTGAGCAGTCGCGCCTCGTCAGGCGGCAACTGGATGAACTCGTCCACGTTCCGGATATCGAATGCCATCTCCATGATGTAGGCGAGCAGCTTCGGCATCTTCACCGCGCTCGGTCCGTACATCTGGTTGATGACCGGCCCGCGGTCGAGCAGGTTGATGAGTTGCTGCACCTGCGTGCGCTTCGTCATGAGGCGGAAGCCCGACAGCGGCTGCACGATGAAGCGGCCGATCAGGTCCTCTGGCCGGATGGTCCAGCGATCGCGGTAGCGAACGCCCATCGGGCCGACGTCGCGGATCACCTTCTCGTAGTTCTGGAACTGCATGTTGTTCCAGGTCATCTGCTCGAGCATCGACGTGGTGACGTCGCGGTCGTAGTTGGCGCCCGCGCCCGAGAGGCGCAGGTTCGCCTCGTCGAGATCGTTGTTGCTCTGGGTCGCAGTCTTCGAACTCGCACCCATCGGGTCGTTGGTGCCGATCACCGGCGCGGTGACGCCGGAGACCTCGCGCATCTCGGCTTCGAGGATGTTCTCGGCCTTGAGTGCGGAGTCGGACACCGAGTTGAACTGGAACGGCACGACATCGTTCTTCGGGTCCGGCGTGCGGATGATGAGGCCCGGCTGGATCAGCATCTGCGCGGCCGACAGGTTGGCCGAGTCGCTGATCGCCAGCATCGGGTTGCCCTCGAGCTGGGTCGCCGCCATCAGCAACTGGCGCTTCGTGTCCTTCTCGACCGACAGGCGCGCGATCATCTCGATCGAGCCGATGCCGAAGAGCTCGCCCTCGAGCTCGATCGGACGCCAGACCTGGTAGGGCTTCTGCCCGTGCCAGAACGGGTTGACGGTCACGCGCGCGACCAGGCACAGCGTGCGCGGCTCGAGCACGACGATGTTGCACAGGCGCGTCGTGTAGTTGCCGTCATCGTTCTTGATGACCAGCGGGCCCCAATAGTCCACCACTTCGTAGTGGGGGATGTGCGGAGCGCCGAGGCCGCCGCGACCGTCAAACAGGCCGTAGGCGTAGGCCTTGCGCTGCTTGAACGGATCCTCGGCGATGAAGTCGTCAGTGCCCGGGTTCTTCTCGAGGGCCTCGAGGCCGGTCCAGTGGCCGAGCTCGACCATCTGCTTGACGCGGTAGTCGGGCCACATCGAGCGGTCCATGCACCATTCGGACTCGTCGATCGAGCTCGCTGACGGCGGACCCTGGAAGTCGAAGATGCTGATCGGCAGCACGTCGTTGCCGTCGAACACCATCTCCTTCCGCTTCACATCCTCCAGCTTCACCATCGTCGCGCCGGGCACCTTCGGGTTCGGCACGCGCTTGGCGAGACGGAACGCACGCTCCTGCACGTCCTGCTTCCAGTACGTCTTCTGCACCGCGGTGCCGTAGATCAGGCCTGAGCGGAGGAAGCGCGAGGCCTTGGCGAGGAACTTGGTCGCGCGCAACTGCTCACGGCACAGTGCTTCCTGCGCGGCCGCTGGTTCGTCGTGATCCTCGGCGACGCCGTAGAGCTTGAACCACTGCTCGCTGCCGAACAGCAACCGCATCAGGCGCGGGTGCATGTTCTCGACGATCTTGAAGGGCGTCGGGCTGTGCAGCGCCATGCGGCCGTACGGGTTGCCGGCCAGCGTCTGCCCGCGGTAGAGCAGGTAGAGCGTCAGCCACTTGTTGCGCATGTACTGCATCGTGGCGAAGACGTCCTGCAGCGACGACCTCACGCACGCCTGCGCCTGTTCGTACACCAGCCTGTCGTTGGCGAGGTTCTCGAACCCCACCATCTCGGCGTACATCTTCGCGGTCTTCTCGACGTTCTGGTTGTCCTGGTAGGTCTCCACCAGGTCGTGCGCCGCGTAGACCGGATCGACGCCGGTGAGCTTGCTCGCCTTCCCCATCCCGCGCGAGACGTTGCCTCCGTAGGCCTGCGCGCGCGTCATCTTGGGGTTGGGAGACCCCTGACCGAGCAGGCCGCGATCGCTGGCAACGGTCACGTGTGATCGAACTCCGACGCGACGCTCTTCGAGGGGCACTTGCCGCGGGCCTTACCCGGGTCGTGCGCGCACATGGCCATGAAGCGCCGCTGCTTCTCGCTCACGGCCGGGTTGCTCTCGAGGCCGGGCCCGATGAACGGGTTGATCCCGCGCATCGGCACGAGACCGGCCTCGAAGGACTCCTCCTGGCTCGGGGCCTCATCCTCGATGTGGTCGAACTGGCTCGACTTGAGGGGCTGGCCCAGCAGGCGGCTCTGGTTCGTATCCTCCCACGTCGGGAGGCCGTGGTCGGGGGAGCGCGAGTGCTTGTAGGCCATCGACGGAAATCCTCGGCAAGACGTCGTAGACCGGCCCGTCGAACGTCGGGTCAAGCAGGAGCCGGCCCGGGAAGGCGGCGTTGTACCACTCGAGCCATGCCAGCGCGCGTTCCTGCTCATAGATCGTCGTCCGGCCGGTCACCGGGTTGGTGCGCCCGAAGTGGTAACCGAGGCCGTTCTGCAGCGTGAAACCGACCGCCACGATGGGGTTGCACCCCATCAGGTGCGCGAGCTGCGTGGCGAAGCACAGGCTGTTCGAGGAGGGGTGGAACTCCTCGCTTAGCGTGCGCGGCATGCGCGGCGGCGCCTCGGCGAACCGCAGCGACCCGTTCGGCTTCCGGCCGATCGCCTTCGCCGGCGCGATGCGAATGCCGGCGATGCGGCGCTCGGAACGGCCGATCATGCGCGCCTTGCGCGCGTGAGCGGTCGAGTAGACGCCGCCGCCGAACAGGCTGTGGTTGGCGACGACCACCATCCACTCCGGGATCGACACGAGCCGGTGCGCTTCGCTCTTCCATACGCCGGCATCGACGACCAGCCAGGCGCTGGGGATCAGCAGCCTCAGCGTCCAGTTGGTACCGATGACGATGTGACCGCGGGCAGCGGCAAGTCCTGGGGCGTGATCCACTCCGCCGGCTCCCCCAATGAGGAAAGCCGGTCGTCCGGCACCAACGCCTTGCAGCCAGTCCGGATCAGTACCTCGGCCGCGCGGTGGCGGTAGGTGTGCCGCTTCGAAATCAGGGAGGCACACTGCCTGCCGAGCTCCGCCGTCTCCTCGGGGTTCTGCAGGCAGTGGTGCACCAGCTGAACGAACTGCTCCGCGGTATCGGCTCGCGGTGCTCCGGGGAACATCCGCACCAACTCGGTGCGATGGTTGTCGTTGACGACCAAGGTGCCGCATGCGGCCATCTCGAAGAAGCGCGGGTTGACGTGGGCCGCTGGAAGGTTGGCGTCGTTCCAGAAACCGGTGCCGTCGTCAGCCGGCATCCGGTCCCACAACTTGAGTCCGCTCGGCACGCTCATCGACGCGAGGCGGCCGAGCACGCGCCTCTTGTAGCACTCGCGCGTGATGCGCGGGTCGCGGTGGATGTTCAAGCCCACCTGGCAGCTCGCGTAGAGCTCGGGGTGTTGGCTGTCCGGGATCCAGTTTGCCGCGCCCTTCGCCGATGGCCGCCCCTTCACCGGCCACGACAGGATGCGCGTGCCCGGGATCGCCTTCTCGACGGCCCGGAGCCACGTTTCACGTGGAACGAGCATCGGGTTGCCGAGGAACAGCGCCGACGTCGTGCGCGTGGCGCCGTGCGGTGGCGGCTTGAAGCGGTCGGTGTCGGCGCACGGCGGCAGGTAGAAGACGTCGGCCTGGCGCGCGAGCGGTCGGCTGCGCAGGTGCGCCTCGACCGTGCAGTGGTCGAGCGTGAACACGAAGTCGAACGCTGGCGAGAAGCGCGCCGACTCGCCCACCTCGTAGGGTTCGTCGGGCAGGAACAGCGCCGTGGGTACACCGGCGCGCCGGATCACGTCGAGGAACGAGGACGCGCTCGCTGCGCGACCGTGGTAGCACCACACGAGGTCTGGCTTTTCGGCCAGGATCTGCTGCGCCAGGATCTTCCCCCGAGTCGCGCCGCGTGTTGAGTACGGTCCACCACTGCTCCCGAACGAGCGCAGTGACGAAACGTCCACGGTGGAGACCTGGCACCCGAGCGCGCGGAAGCCGGCTGCCCAACCGTGGCGCCAGTTGTCGCTGTAGATGAGCGCGGCGTCGTCAGCCAGGGCGATGCGCATTTGGTGATTGCGTCCGGGCAGACGGGGCCTTGGCGCCAGCGATGTCGATGCGGACGTTCGGGACGGCCCAGGTGATGAACCCAAGGCCATTGGCCGCGAGGTAGAGGGCTTCCGAGTAGTGGAGGAGCTTCGCGGCACGGGCGATCGCGATGATGGTTTCACGGGGAGCGAACACGAGGTCGCCGGGCGCGCCGGCGCGAGCCTTCCACGGGAATGGGTCCACGCCCTTGCCGGCGTAGGCCGGATCATCAGCCGAGATCGTGAGCCCGCACGACGGAGTGCGCAGGAAGGGCGTCTGCATCTTGCCGAACCAGCCAGGATCGGCGATCGCGTGCGATGGCGGAAGGACGGCCACGTACTCGGCTGTCGAGTCCACGATGGCCTGGAGCACCTTGTCGAAGGCGACCTGGTGCACGACGTGGGTGACGACGGCGGTGTTCTTGGCGATCCCGTCGAGGCACGCAGCGAGGGCAGCTTCCTGCTCCCCCTCTGGCCTGACGGGCACGATGATCTCGAGGTCGGTCATAGGCTCCATGGGTCACCAGGCAGCACGATGCGTCGGGACGGTTGCTGCGGCGCTGCCGGTTGCCGCTGCACAGGATCTCGGAGCTCGCCGCGGCGGTCCACGGTCTCCACGGTGTCGTCGTTGCTGAACTGCCGCGGCGCGCGCGAAACCTGCCCGTCGCTCGCCGCCGGCGTCTCTGCGATCTCTTCCTTCGTGCGCGCGGGTTGCGTGTACTCGCCGCCAGCACCGAGCGGTTGCGCGTTTGCTTCGGGGCCCGGCCCGTTGAGCTGGTGGACGCAACGGGTCACGAAGGCAACCACGCCGTCGCGCACCTGGTTGAGCCACGGCACCTCGCCGTAGTGGTCGAACACGATCTGCACCACGGCGTCGCCGGCCTCTACCGCGGCTTGAACAGGTCGTCTTGCGGAGGGGGCGGGTTGTCGAACAGGTTGCCCAAATCGACCGCGCCCCCCTTCTTGCTGCTGGACGGGCGCTGGGTGCTGGCGTGACGGTGGGATTCTTCCGCGGGCCATTGGTATCGAGGGTTGAAGCGGCCGTCGAGAATGATTGGCTCGCTGCGCTTGATGTGTAGCGGGTGCCATGCAGTCGGCGGGCCTGGAAGAAGGAATCTGCCCTTTTCGTCGGCGTTGTCCAGGTCGGAGAGGGCATCGGGGATGTCGTCGTGGCCAGCGAACGGCCAGCGCGTCATCTCCTGAAACATCGGATCCCACTTCTCCTTGAACTCCTGCCGCAGCGACTGCGCGAAGTAGATGTCGCCACGACGGAAGCGGGGCTCGGCCGATTCGATGCGCTGGTCCTTCTCGAGCTGGTTGCGGCCAGAGACCTCGATCAGGCGCGGCATGATGAAGGTCTGCCGGCGGAGCTCCTCGAGCATCGACCGCACCGCATGCGAGCCGCTGCCACCTTCGAGCGTGACGCCCTTCAAGTGCAGGTGCATGTAGTCGTTCCACAGCTTGCAGAGCATCCGGCAGGAGTCGTTCAGGCGCACCGTGGCCACATAGAAGTCGCGCACGTAGGCGACACGATGTACGTCGAGTGAGATGACCCAGAAGGCCGTGCGATCGGGGCGACCGGTCTTCTTCTCATCGGCCATGAACGCGAAGTCGGTGAGGATGTAGGTCCACACCGCTGCGGGGATGTCTCGGTCGCGGATGATCCTGAAGTACTGCGGCTTGAAGAGCTGCGCGTCGCCGGTGAACGGCCGGTTCTCGTAGTAGCAGGCGTACTGCCGCGGGGTCTGCGCGATCTTGCGCGAGCGCACGAACTCGCGCGTCAGCACCTTCGGGAAGAACAACGTCGCTGGTTCGCTGCCTTCCGGATCCACGATCGGTTCGGACCAGGCGTGCACGTAGATCTCGAAGAGCTCGCGCAGCTTCGCGCTCTCCATGATCCGGCAGTAGATGTCCTGGAAGTGATGCAGCGTGCCGATCAGGAACAGACGTGCGCCTGGGTCCAGCTGCGCGAGCATCTCGCCGAACCATGCCCACAGCTTCTCGATCTGCTCCGGCGTGGCGGTGTTCTTCTGGCCGCACACGTCGTCCATGAAGCCGAAGTCCCAGTGGAAGCCGACCGTGACCACGCCGACCGAGATCGCCTGCAGCGTCGGTTCCTTGCGACCGAGCACCGTGCGCTGCGCGCTGGTGAACGAGTCGCCCTGCCGCCACTGCTTGCCCTTGTGGATTCCGAAGCGATCGCGGAACCACTGGCTATCGACGATCTTCATGATCTGATCGACGATCTGCGACGACAGTGTTTCGGTCTCCGAGGCGACGAAGATGCGCACGTTCGGGTCGCGCGCGATCAACCAGCACACGTGACCGACGTCGAACACCGCGGTCTTGAAGGAACCGCGCGGCCACAACACCAGCTTGTACTTGTAGAGCACTCGACCTTCGGAGTCGGGCTCGCCGGTCCAGGTGATGAGGTCCTGCGCATAGCGTCCGTGCGGCTCGAACTGCGCATCCGGTGCGGCGCCGCAGTCGCGCACGAAGTCCATGTAGCCGGCTTCGCTGAGGTAGTACTCACGCTCCCGGCGCAGGCGCTCGCGGCGGACGTCCTCAGGCTTCACGGGCAAGCCCCTCAACGTAGGCGAGCATGTTGCGGTGGATCTCCTGCCACAACTCTTCCTTCTCGACGCACAGCTTTTCGAGCAACTCGAACGATATGACGTGGTGCACCTCGAACGTTCCCTCGGCCAGCATCGTCTTCACGGCCTGGTACCGCTGGAACTTCGGTTGACCGACCATGAAGTGGTTGACTCGGTTGTGCAGGTCAAGATCGCCGCGGACGTGGACGTTGAAGTACTCCGCCGCGATCGGGTCATCGTAGCTCATGCCGAATCACCATCGCGCAGCTTGCGCTGCATGAGGAAGGCGCCCCAAATGAAGCCGATCACGGCGCCGAGCCAGATCAGCACGATGGCCAACCAGAGCGACATCAGTCCTCCTCGCCGTCGTAGCAGGCACTGCATGGCGTGTAGGGCATCTGCTCGAACAGCTTGAGCTGACGGCGGTCCTGCTCGAGCACCGCCCGCCACGAGAACCGCCGGCCGAGCCCTTTCACGATGTCGAGCTCGGCGTTGGCCTCCATCGCCAGCGCGCGCTCCATCAGTTCAGGATGCTCGTCGCGGAGTTGCAGGATCTCCGAAAGGCGCGAACTCGGGCAGAAGAAGCAGGCGCTCTTCGGTGGCACCTGCAGACCGGCGGCCACGATCGCTGCCGCGCACTCCTCGCGTGCCCAGCCCCATTCGATCAGCGGATGTCGGAAGGTGTATTTATCGTCCTTCACGCTGCGCAGGTTGTCGGCCCGCCACGGCTCGCCAGCATCGTAGCCGATCAGCTTCACCACGCGATCGCCGACGTTCCACGCCTCGCGCGCGGGTAGCCAGTTGTTCACGTAGATGTCCTGCGGCTGAATCTTCCAGGTCTGGCTGCAACGGCTGCGACCGTATGCCTTCGATGGAAGGCTTTTCGTGCGCAGGCACTCTGCCTCTAGAGAAGCGTCTTTGCTGTTGCGGCTCACGGTGAGCAGCAGGGCCTTCGTACGCTGCTTCAACCAGGCGAAGAACGTGTCGCGGAAGGCATAGGTCTCCGGCTTCTCACCGCCGGTGTCGGCGAACAGCACGAGGTCTAGCTGCTCTTGGCGTCGCAACCACTCGATCAGCATCGCTGTCGAGTTGACGCCGCCTCCCCACGCTGCAACGACCGGACTCATCGGATCTCTACCCACGGCGATTTCACCATCGGCGAGTGCTCCTCGAGGAACGCGCGGTTGCCGATCTTCTTCCGGCGCACCAGCCGTTTCATGTAGACCTTGCGGTTGTGCGTCGCGGTGCGATCGAGCGTCATCACCTGCGCGTCCTTGATGTTGCCGCTGTGGTGGAAGTCGAGCACGAGGCCGGACGTCGTCCGGTTCTTGAACATCCCGTGCATCACGTGGTAGAGCTCGACGTCGCCCCAGCACTTGTGCCCGGCGTACGCGAGATCGTAGCCCTTGATCGCCAGGAAGTCGGCGCGGTGGATCAGGTAGACGTTGGGCGACGTGGTGTCGAGCTCGCCGTTCGCGTGGCGCAGCACCGGCCGCACCACGCGACCCAGCGGCAGTCGCGCCGCGGCTTCGATGAAGCCCTGCAGCGACTTCGGCGGCAGCGTCATGTCGGGGTCGAGCATCAGCAGCACGCGGCCGCGCGCCTCGCACGCAGCCAGGTTGCGGGCCTCGCCCTGATTCCACGGCGTGTCCTTCGTGATCCGCAGCAGGCGCACCTCAGGGCTGATAGGGACCGTCGCCGGCGGCGTGCCGCAGTCGTCCACGACCAGCACCTGCGTGTGCATGGGGACGTCCTCGGCCTCGCGGTAGCACCTGAACCACTCGGCCAGCATCAGGGGCTGACCGTAGACCGCCATGCAGATCGTGAGCGCTGTCACTGGAACCTCGCCATCAGGATGCGGAAGGCGGTGGCCGCTTGGAGCGGGACCTGCGCATTGCCGATCGCTGTGAGGCGGGCAACGCGGTCCAGCGTGTCGGCAGGCCCATCATCTGCTCGACGAAGGGCACCGACAGCTGGCCCCCAGCGACCGCCTCGAGTTGCGGCGAGTGCCCGTTCTCCTTGCGTCCCTTGCCACTGCGCCAGCAACGCGCGTCCGGCGTTGGCAGTAGCACAGCTGCATCGTCCAGGTTGCGACGTCCTTGGTTCCACCGCTCCTGCGCTACTCGCTTCGATGGTAGCCCCCGCTTCGCGTCGCCCAGCTTCGCGGTCGGCGTCGGCAACAGGTGCGGTCGCCGCGCCGCGTCGGTCAGCGTGGTGCCGCGGTGCGCCTTGCTGCCCGGCAGGTTCCTCGAGCCGGCTGACATCGCATCGCTGGCTGTCGGTGTCGGCAGGAGTCGCGACCATTCCTTGAGGCCCGGCGACCTGTTTCCCATCCGACTGCCGCGCTCGCTGTCGGACCCGATCGGGGTGGGCAGCAAGGATCCAGAGGCGCTCCCGCCGGTGGCACGCGCCGACCGCGGCCGCCGAGAGCACCTCCCATTCCGCATCGAACCCGAGATCGGCCAGTCCTCCGAGCACGGCTCCGAGGCCTCGTCGAACAAGCGCCCGCACGTTCTCCACGAAGACGTAGGCCGGTGCCACTTCGCGAACGATGCGGAGCATTTCGAACCAGAGCCCAGAGCGAGCGCCAGCGAGTCCAGCGCCTGTGCCAGCGAGGCTGATGTCCTGGCAGGGGAATCCTCCGCAGACGATGTCGACCTGCCCGACCCAGTGGATTGCACGAAAGGCGCGGACGTCATCGTGAACGGGAAACGGATCGAGCGATCCGTCGGCTTGCCTGGCACGCAGCACCTCGCGGCAGTAGGGATCCAGTTCGACAGCGCCAACGCAGCGGTGTCCGAGCAGCTGGCCGGCAAGGATGCCACCACCGATGCCGGCGAACAGGTGCAACTCGCGCACGAGGGGGGAGGCTACCCGCCGTCACGGTGCATTTGCAACATTTCGAGCTCGCGCGCGCGTCGTTTTTCTTCCAGCTGGACCAGGGCCTGCACCTCGGTGCGGGTCTCGTCCAGCTGCGCGGTAGGGTCGATGGGCTTCTCGGCCGCTCCGAACACGCCGAGCCGGTGCAGCTGGCTCACGAGGTCGTGTTCGACCGACCAGTACGCCTTCCAGTCCTTGTCCTTCTCGAGCGCCTGGCTCGCCTTGTCAGCTGCGGCGACCAACCGCCGCACCACCGAGTCAAGGGAGAGGTCGGCGAGGGTCACGTGCTGACAGTTTCAGGCTCTGGCGCCGTCATTGCCTGCGGTGCGCGAGGCTGCTTTGGCAGTCGCGGACGCGGCTTGAACTGCAGTTGCGGCACCATCGCCAGGCGAATCATGAACATCGCGCGCATGACGAGGATCGACCTGCCGACCAGATCCTCTCTGCCACCGAACTCGCGCAACCAGTCGTTGGCCTTCACTCCTTCGTCGAATCCTGGCGCCTTGTCCACCGGCGTCAGCGACCCGTTGTCCTCGATCACGTAGAGCCGGAAGTCACCCATCCCATCGCTGAACAGGGAGCCGAGCTTGCGCGCCTTGGCGCCGCGCGGGCGCCCGCGGCGAGGGCGGAGTGCTTCGGGTTTGCTGTCGGTCCCAGGGATTGTCTGCTGAACTGGCTCGGTCATTCGCGCGCGGACATACCACGGCTGGCAGAAAATGCAACCCCAGACAGGATG